TCCCCACTTAGTAAGATTTAATTGTGGATAAACCTGTGGATAACTATCATATCAAACCATATTTCCAACGGTATTGACTTGTGGATAACGATGTGCTATCATGAATATATGGCACACCAATGTAACTTTGAATTAGACCTCGATGGACAAATCACCTGCTCTCTATGTGGGGCTATGGATGATGACATGAAGCCAAGTATATTTGAATCACAAATAGACTTTGAGTAAGTCTATGTTCTTATAGGGGTAATGTGGGTCTTTCTTGACTTCCCCCGAAAAATTTGATATGATTAAACAATGATAACTAAAAAAAATAAAAAGCAAATGCACCAATACGAAGAGGATTTCATGTTTGCCTTAGAAAACCTCAAAAACGACATATCCAGATACCTGGAAGTTGCCAAGTCAGAGTTTGCATCTCATAATGACATCACTAGAACTATCGCTCTTATTAACTGGACTTCTCGAACTGTAGCAGAGAATAAAGATGAACTAGAAGTTAAGATATTGGCAGCAGAGTGATATGATTAAACAAGTCAGAACAAAGAACAATGCCTATAGTACTGTAAAGTATGACAAAGATGGAAACATATTAACTCCGTCTAGGAAAAGGGAACTTAAGAAAGCAAAAGAGGAACCTATAAAGGGTCCTGAATCCATTAAGATTATAAGCCAGTATCCTAGTATCTGCTCTGCTTGTAATGTTAGAATATCAGTTGGTACAAAGATATTATGGAACAAGAAAAGTAAAAGCACAAAGCATGTAAATTGTGTGTCTAAGTATAAAAAAGGTCCAAATAATGACAGAAGATGAAATTCTTTTAAAGATTAAAAATTTACGAACACCCAAAGGTGGCTTTACAAAAGCAGGCTTAGCATCAATAGGAGTTCCTTGGCCTCCTCCTAAAGGATGGAAACAACGATTATTGGATAAGGCAACAGATAATAAGTGTAGCCATACTTGGTATATGAGAGATCCAGGCATTCAGTGTAGTAAATGTTTTGTTCTTTGGGATAAATCTGATAGACTTAATGCATGAATGTTCCAAAAGTAATTAGACAACCATTGGCATACAATGAAGAAAAAATGTATAAAGTCTATGAACTTGAAGAAGCACATGCTATATCTAAAGATCAATTAAATAATGCAAAACTATTTAGTTCAAGAAAAGATTACGTAGAAACTTTAAGTAAAAATATATCATATTTAGAGGTAGGGGTCCTTTGGGGTAATTCCGCTAAAATGATTATAGACACAACAAACGCTAAAAATGCTGACCTTTTAGACTATTATAATGGTGCACCAGGTATTCTACAGGATAGAGTCAGTGCTCCAAAAAATAGTTCCATAACACATGAACAGCATATAAAAAATAAATTTGCTTATCATCCTAATGTAAATACCATAAAAGGAGATGCAATAGAAATATTATCTACTTTAGATAAAAAATATGATTTTATTTTTTTAGACATAGACAGAGATAGGCTTTTAGCAAGAAAACTTTTATTAGATTCTTCTAAGTTAACTAATGTTGGTGGAGTTATAGGATTAACCTCTTATCTAAATTATGACAGTGTTTTATATGAAGGTCATGTAGGGATATATCAAAGCGTAAATGAATTCTTATATTATAACCAAAATTGGTCTGTTGATGGATTGCTTCTAAATACTCTTGGATTTCATGATATATACATCAAGAAGAATAAGGATAGTAACCAATAGTGCCCTTGTAGGGCATAGAATGGTTTCTTACTTCTACTTCGCGCCGAACTTTAAAGAAATTGGTATACTTAATACATGAAACTATTAATCAGCATTTCAGCCGTAGCCTTGCTCACAACCATAATTGGAATTACTCTACAGATAGTGGTGTTTAAATGATAACTGGCGTATCCTGTAAGTTCTGTAACGAGCCTAATGCCACACAAGTAACCATTAAAGGGGCTTATTGCCTTAATTGTTATATAGGGATTACGAACGCTTCTTTAAATTCCCTGGAAAATTGATGAAAACAGACAAAATAGTCATTGTTGGTGGAGGCTCTGCAGGTTGGATGACTGCCACAACTTTAATTAAAGAATTTCCTACAAAAGAAATTATGCTAATTGAATCTAAAGATGTTCCAACTGTTGGTGTTGGAGAATCAACAATTGCAGGTATTAGACAATGGGCACAGTTTATAGGATTAAAAGAAGAATCTTTCTTTAAAGAAACAGATGCTACTATTAAAATGAGCATTAAGTTTACAGACTTTTATAAAAAAAATTCAGGTAGTTTTCATTACCCATTTGGTGCTCCAGTAGTAGATGGCAATAGGAATCCTTTTGCTGATTGGCATTTAAAAAAGTATTTAAACCCAGAAACTCCTGTAGAAGATTTTGTAAATTGTTTGTTTCCATCTGCTGCATTATTCAATAATGACAAATATTCAGAAAACCTATATAGTGAATTTCATAATTTTAACCCTAAGAATGACATTGCATACCATTTTGATTCCACCAAATTTGCTATATGGCTTAGGGATACATACTGTAAGCCTGCTGGTGTAACTCATATAGTTTCAACTGTTGTATCTGTTAATAAAGATAAGGATGGAGTTAAAGATTTAGTTTTAGAAGATGGAAGTTTAATTGAAGCAGACTTATTTATTGACTGTACTGGTTTTAAAAGTTTATTATTGTCAGAGTCATTGTTAGAGCCTTTTATATCATACTCTGATATGTTGCCAAATAATCGTGCATGGGCTACTAGAGTTCCGTATATTAATGATGATGTAGAGATTCAAGGGTACACAAATTGCACTGCAATATCTAATGGTTGGTGTTGGAATATCCCATTGTTCTCAAGATTAGGTGCTGGATATGTATATTCAGATAAACATATCACTCCAGAAGATGCCAAAGAAGAGTTCAAGCAGTATTTAATGTCTAATAAAATGACTATACCTCGCTCAAGAGAAGATGTTGAAAAATTAGAATTTAAAGATATTAAAATGAAAGTTGGCATCCATGAAAGAACATTTGTTAAAAATGTAGTAGCAATAGGTTTGTCTGCTGGTTTTATAGAGCCACTAGAAAGCAATGGTCTTTTTACTGTTCATGAATTTCTCTTTAAACTTATAGATATTCTTCAAAGAGGAAGTATTTCTCAATTTGATAGAGATATGTATAATGTTTCAGTAAAAGATTTATTTGATAGATTTGCTAAATTTGTTGCCTTACATTACGCACTTTCTCATAGAGAAGACAGTGAGTATTGGAAAGAAATAAATGATAAAGTTTTTAAAGATGGAAATGGCGATCCACACAGTCAGCATCACAATCGTACTGACACATTTTATAACATAATGTGGAGATATATGGAAAATAAAGGACATACATTGGGACCTTCAGGTATTACATATATTGCAACTGGAATGAATCTTAACATGATAAATGACTATAGATTTATAGATATTAAAAATAGGATTAATCCTGAAATAATAGAAGATATAAATAAAGTTGTTCGTTTATGGGAAGAAAGAAAATTAAAGTGGAATGTCGCTTCAGGTAACTCTAAAACAATGAAGCAATACTTGCTAGAAAAGTATCATCAATAATGCAATGGGTTTTAGCAATTAAAACTATGTTTCATAAAGAGTATTGGAATAAAGCAAATACTATTGAATTTTTTGCGTTTATGGTTAAGTTAATGATTATATTCCCAGGCTTAATATTTGGAAAACAATTTTGGTGGCTATATATTTTTGCCTTACTGTCCAGTTTATCTTTAATCTGGTCGTCAACAGTAAAAACTCTGCCTACTATAATTTGGTTTAATATTGGCTGGTCTATCCTTGCTATTGCTGCGATATTAAAATATTGGCTATGAGTTACATTGTATACACATAAATTCCTTGAAAAATTAGGCTATGCTATAATAGATCTATGGGATATATAGTTAATAATATAGCAGTTGGTAATAATCCACAAGACATAGAGAGAACTGAATCTTACAATAAGTTTTTTGAAACAGTTGGATCTTCTACAGATAACATAAAAGTTATTCCTAATTTTTTGTCTGAAGAACAGATTAAACATTTAATGGATTCTTCAGAAAAAGCACCAATGCTAAGTTTTGCATCTCAAAAAGATGATAAAGGTGAGCCTCTTAATTGGATGCATATGCATACAGGTATATTTGATAAATTTAAAATAATAGGTAAGATTAAAGAAGAATTAATTAAGGCATATGGATTTACCAATATAGTAGAAAAAGAACCAAAATTTCTTAAAGTTGTTAAATGGGAAAAGGGGTCTAGGTTAAATTTACATGTCGATGATCTTGGCTACATTACAGATAATGAAATAGCAACATTAGTATATTTAAATGATGATTACGAAGGTGGAGAAATAAGTTTTGAAACTCATGGAATATCAATGAAACCAAAAGTTGGAGATCTCTTATTCTTCCCTGGAAATTTACATTACCCTCATGAGGTTAAAGAGGTATTATCTGGAACTAGATACACCTTGCCTGTTTGGTTTACAATAGTATAGTGTATAATTAAAACATGGATTATACAGGTTCAGATAAACAAAATAAAACAAGAAAATTATTAGATGGATCTGAAGTAAAAGATTATGATCACCCTATAGATTTAATATTGCACACAAAAGCACCAGGAAAATGGAAATTAATTGATCTTGAAACGGGACAAGAGTATCTTGGATCAGAAATATCTCATGAAACATTTGGAGAACTTCTAAGAAGCAAGGTCGCAAAGGCCAAGATAGGCTCTTGGTTTAAAACAAAGGGAAGAGTAATAAAAAATGCATAATACTAATAAGCCTATAACTTTTCATTGGATGTGGAGAAGACATTGGCAAATAAATGATAGCGTTGATCATTTAGATCTTAAAGGAATTATGCAGATGGCAAAAGAGTTAGATGGTGTAGGAGTAAAATCTGTTTTGCTTCCGTATGGTCCAGGAGGCATAGATTTTTCTTTAGTTATTGCAGACTCATTAAAAGCAACAAATCAACTAATTATGACAATTGCTTTACCAGCATACGGTACAAGTCCAGATTATGCTGCAAAAATTGTTGACACATTAAACTGTTTTGCTCCTGGAAGAATTGGAGTAAACCTTGTTGCTGGAAGGTGGGGAGATGAGGGAAATGGTCATAGCGAAAGAATAGTTATAGAACACTATATGCATGACTCATCACTTATTGATACGCTTGAAAAAAGAGTTGCGATCTCAAAGGTTTGGATGGAAAATTTTGTTAAGTTAATGGAGAAGCATCAACATAAAACTCATTTGGCTGTAGTTGGATCTTCAGACACAACAATTGAAATAGCAAATAATCATACAGAATATATATATGTTGATGATAATTTAATATATAAGGAACAGTTTAAAAAAGTTGATCTTAGTCGTGTAAAACCAATACTTATCATTGATCCACTTATTATTAATCATCCAGATGATGAAAAAAATGTTAAGTATGATAAAAATGCTGCGCCAAGAAAACAACATCATCACGTAAAGGGTTCAATGTTAGATGTTGTTAAACAAATAAGAGAACTATCAAACCAATTTAATATATATGATTTTATGATACATACTGATCAAGAAGATATTAATCAATTGTTACAATTAGTAAAAGATTTTAATAATATTGTAGTGCCTGAACAAAAACAAATTGTAATATCTGAACTAACCAAGGAAAATTTTAATAATATTGGAAGCAGTCCTAACAATATAAAAATATTTAATAACTACCTCAGTAAAAAAGAATGTGAAAATATTATAGGATTAATTAATAAAACAGAAATAAGCAATAATCGTCCTCTGCAACCCGACAATAATGGCAAGCCTACTCTGTCTTTATTGTATTACGACTCACTTAATTATTCAGAAAAATATATTCCTCAAATTCAGGGTATTATAGAAAAAGAATATAAAGTAAAATTAAAACCAAGAAATTCTCGTTTTGCTCAATGGGTGCATAATGATAGCCTATTGATACCAATAGATGACTTGGGGCATAAAGATGGAAATCACTTAGCAGGTTGGGTATATTTGAATGATGATTATGCTGGTGGAGAACTATCCTTTGTTCATCAAGGTGTATCATTTAAACCAAAGGCTGGTGATTTAGTCTTATTCCCTGGAAATATTCACTATTGGTACCATGTTGCCCCTGCAAATGGATCAAGGTATATTATGCCACTTTGGTTTGATTTTATTTAATGGTAAAATAATTATATGACTTATTTAACAAGGGATATTTTAGACTTTTATAGATTTGATAAAGAAAAAAACAAAGAATATTTGACAAAACATTTTTCAAACACTAATATTGTTGGACTGCACAATCCTAATTCCACAATAGTTTTTGACAGCATTAATGTTTTTGACAAGGCCAACGTTGTAACTGTTGATGATGACAATACATACGAAATTAATAAATATGGTTTTCGTGGAGAAATTTATGAAAATTCAGACGCAATAGCATCTGGTTGTTCTATAACTTTTGGACTTGGCGTTCCAGAGGAGGCAAGATGGACAAATATTTTAAGCAACCAAATTAATAAAAATATCATTAATTTAGGCGTTGAAGGAGCATCTGTAAAAAATGTTTGTACTAATATTATTAAATATTGCATGAATAATAAAATGCCAAAAGAAATTTTTTGTTTATTTCCAGATTTTTTTAGAAGCATGGTTGTAATAGACAAAGAGTTTTATAAATCAGGATTAAGTAAACGGTATTGGGATGAATCAGATAATTTAATACTAACTTTTTGCAATCCAAAAGTTAGCCAGTATAGTAAAGATCGTGTACATATGGAAATAAAAGATAAAAAAAATATAGAAGACTCTGTTTCTCCACATCAGTTAATATTAGATTCTATAAATTTTATTTATATTCTAGAATCATTTTGTTTAACAAATGGCATAAAATTATATTGGACAACATGGGATAATCCTAGTTTTAGAATTTTGAAAGAAATGTCCAAAATTAAAGATTTTAAATTAAAAAATTTTTCACAGTCTAATCCAGGTTATTCTCCTTCTGAATGTATTTTACACGAGAACTCTGAGTTTAACGATCATCCACAGTGGGAAAGAGGGTCTGATTACTCAATTATAAATAATAAAAAGACAAAAGATTATTCTCATCCAGGCATTCATTATCATAATCATATTGCAATTTTATTTGATAATTTACGTAAACAAAAAAATTATGATATGATAGGTATATGATGATTGATCGCCCAGACGAAATCTATTTAGCAAATGCCGCTAAATTAGGAAGTTCTGCAAAAAACGTATATGTTATAGATAATTTTTTACCTAATGAAGAGTATCAAACATTATCTAATTTTGTAAATAATTCTGATCAAATCCCTTGGATTAAAGAGCCTTGGACTACAGACAGAACTGCCCCAAATTCAATTCCGGAAGATTACGTTAAAATTATAAAAAAAATATATCCACTTGCTAGATTAAATTGTATGGATTATTATGATGTAAAAGTAAATGATTATCCAGAAATTAGAGACGTTCTTTTAAGAAGGTGGAGTCCTGGAAGTAAAATGAACCTTCATATAGACATACAGGCTCAAAAAAATCTACATATTATAGGTATGTATTACCTTAATGATGATTATGAAGGTGGAGAAATATTTTTTCCAGATTATAATTTAAAAATTAAACCAAAATCAAATAGTTTAATTATGTTTCCTGGTAACGAAAACTATGCTCACGGAGTACATGAAGTTACAAAAGGATTTAGGTATACTTACCAGATAAGTTTTGTTTTTAAAGGCTCTACATTTGTAGGAGAAACAAAAGATAATCTAGAAAAATATAAAAAGATCAATTATGATCCAAAGAATTTTATGAATTATGATCCAAAATCATTCTAAAAAAGATGAAATCTATTTAGCAAATGTTGCAAAAATAGGAAACTCTATAAATAACATACAATATACTGAAAATGTGTTATCTCAAGATGAGCATAAACAAATACTTGATTTTGTAAAAACCCGTGAATCTTGGACAATTCAACCTTGGGATAGTAAAGTTATTATATTTCATGAGATGCCTAAAGAAATTCTTAATTCATTAAATAAAGTTTTTACGCTTGCTTATGAAAAATCTAAAAATTTTTATGATATAAAAATTAATTTTTTTGAAGATTTGTCATTAAATTTGCTTAAATTTGAAAAAGATTTTTATTTAAAACAACATATAGATACTGAGTCAAGTGAATCAAATCATATTGCATCAGTATATTATATTAATGATGATTACACAGGTGGAGAAATTAATTTTCCAAATTATAAATTAAAGATTAAACCTAAACCAAATAGTTTAATTGTTTTTCCTGGAAATGAAAACTATTTGCACGAAGTAGTTGAAATTACAAGTGGAGACCGATATAGTTCATCTTTGTGGTTTCAGTATACTGGGTCTACTTTTAATAAGAAAAGCGAGTGGTATGATGATCCAATCTAATTTAGGAAACTCTATAAATAATATACAGGTTACAGAAAATGTTTTGTCTAAAGAAGAACACAAACAACTGCTTGATTATACAATAAGTGTTGATTCTTGGCAAACTCAACCTTGGGGAGTTAAGTTTCTTTTATCAAAAGAAATGCCAGAAGAAATTGTTGATTTGTTAGAAAAAATTTTTAGAACCGCTTATCAAAAATGTACAAATTTTTATAATGTAAAACTTTATGCTTTTGAAAAAGGAACAGTTCCTTTAATTAAATTTGAAAAAGGATATAAGATGCATGAGCATGCGGATACTGCAGGAGATTTTGCAGTAATATATTATATCAATGATGACTATGAAGGAGGAGAAATTAATTTTATGGATCATAATTTGAAGATTAAACCAAAGGCTAACAGTTTTATTACATTTCCTAGTAATGCAGACTATTGGCATGAAGTACTTGAAAATACTGTAAAAGAAAGATATTCTGCTACTCTCTGGTTTAAGTATGAGGGCTCTGATATGTCAAGGCCAGCATTAGGTTTAAATCGTAAGTGATTACAAATGAAATTAGCCATATGCTATAATTGAAGTATGATTGCCGTATACTCTGATATTATGAAAAGGCTTAATGGTGAAAAATGCCATTTCTGCAGCGAGGTTGCCCTATATAACGATATGGCTGGCTATAAACTTATCGGTGTATGCAAGAAACATTTAAACTATCACACAAGTTAGGACAATATGCCACTGCTTAAATTCTACAAACCAGCAATACTTCTTTCATGTATGCTGGTTGTAGCGTATGTTTTAATATATTTATTTTTATAAGTTAAGGCTTAGATCCAATTAATGCAATCTGTGCTT